AGATCGAACAAGGAGTACAAGATTATCATACCTCTTGGTCTGTTCATCAGAGAACGAACCCAATGCATACTTCCATACCCTCCATAACTTTATCATCTCTTAGTTGTATTGCTACGTGTTCTATTGATGATAGAGATGAACTTATCACCAGCAAAATGACCACCTAGACATACATCTATCTCGTCACCATCTTTCCAATTAACTTCACCATTCATTTTGGTGTGTTGCATTAATACTGCAATCTTGTTAATTACTTCTTCAGTTAATCTCATTGCCCAAATGTAGAATCAGGTTCTAATGCTATGTAATATTCTAACCTTAATCCAGTATTAGAAAAACGAGCAACTCTTTGACTGACCTCAACATTATAAGTACCAGGTATTATCCTAATGTTTTCTATTTTAAAATTAAATTTAAAAGGAACTTCAGATTCACCTACCTGATATAATACTGAGTTAGAAGTATCATTGTCCTTGTCCTTTACTACTAAAGAAACTTCACCACCTTCAGATTCTAAACATAGATCTGGTAAGTCATACACACGAGCACCTTTAAGCAACGATGTAAGTGTCTCATCAGTCAGTTGAAAACTAAACTGATGCTCTGGTAATTGTATGTCCTTCTCTGGTGGTTTGGCAATCACGTCAGGGTCAGCAAAGAAATACTTGACCTTAGATCTTCCATTCTTAATCAGCATGTATGATGCATTATCAAAATCCAAAGTAGGATCATTGAATAATGACATACCACCTAGAAATTGTGATAGATCATATATGGCAAAGGGTATAGGAAAGTCCTCTGTTATCTCTGCCTTAGCAAAGATGTTATTAGTTACAGAAATTGTACTAAGAGAGTTCCCACCTTTGAAAAAGATTGAATTGTTTATCCCACAAAAGTTCTTGAGGATTTCTTTTGTTTCTTCAGAAAGTTTCATAATTAAGGCATGTTGTGATCAATGTTCCCAGATGTCATCTTGGGTTTGCCATAATGATCGTCAAAGTGTAATAAGAGCATAGCATAATGAATGACTTTTAGCAAGTCCTTCTTGTTCTTACCATCTTTGCTACCATAACGACTTCCATATTTTAAAATATTTGCTTGACAGAAATGAGATGCTAGATCCCTTGCTGCCATCAAATCTATTGTTTGTACATTACGAAATTCATGTACTGTCCCAGTATAGTGACCATTGTAGGTTCCTGACACATAATCCTCAATATCCTTGAGGATTTCTTTCTCGTGATACTTGTTCCTACTGTCTGTCATGATAGGGAATACCTCATCAAGTGTGCCATTAAGTGTGTCATACGCTAAACTCCATGCATTAACCATAAGTGAATAAGAAATCGTTTACTAGTGAATCTGCCTTATCCTTACCAAATTTACCAGCAAGGTATCCACCCACTGGATCTAACTTAGTCATATAGGCATCAAAATCTTTATAGACGGTCTCATCCATTCCGTCTGGTGTCTCCCATTCTATCAGTTTCTTGTATTCTGTCAAGTACTTCTCGAACATAGGAATATACACATCAACATCATCTGGTGTACAGTACTGAATAAAGATGTTATCAGAGAAATGATTTCCTGGTTCAAAGAACCTATAGTCACCCTTCCCTTTAGGAAGACCAGGAACTGACATCAGATAGTTCTCTACAGGATGTTGGAAATCAAATACTATAATGACTTTCCTCTCAGAGAATGCCATTAGATCCATACCAAAACAAGGTAGGTTACCTGCCCATCCATTTGCACCTGTCTTAGGATATAAGATGTGGTTGTAGATGGATGACTTGTCACTCCATATGTCACACTCACGTGTCTTAAGGAAGTACTCACCTGTGTAGGTCTTTGCTCTTAACTCAGTTCCCTTAGCACTCCAGTTTGCCCATTCCTCAGAAAGTGTTAGGTCAAAGGTCTGACCTAACACATCTTTATAATTCTCCCAGAGATTTTGTTTCATGAGTTTAACTCCTGTAATAATTGTGAATCAGATTGATATGCATCATCTTCTGCTTTATCAAAATCAACATCAGCATCCACTTTATCATACAATTCCATGAATGAATCTTTTGTTTCATCATCGAAACGATTTACACATACCTCAATTGCCTTTGCTTTATCATTAAAGATCTTATAGGCATTTGCTATGTGAACCAAACGACGAGTGGATATTAACTCATCAATACCACCATCGTTAAATGTCTTACGAATGATGTCTGCCCAATCAACCAACCTCTTACAAAACTCATTATCTTCTAAACCAGATCTTTGAAGAATCTTAGTTTCTACTGATACTGATGGATAATCCTGTTCAAAGGTTACTGGGAATCTTTCAAGGAATGCTTCGTTGAGCACATTAGTTCCAATGAATCTTCCGTCGTCTGACCCTTTGCCCTTTGTATTTGCAGTTGCAAAGACATTGAATCCTGCTTTAGGTTTAACGAATCTTCCAATCTTTTTAAGAAATACTCCATTTCCCTCAAGGATGCTCTGAAGGCAGAGAATCTTGTTAGAGGCAAGGTCGATTTCGTCAAGGAGCAAGATAGCACCTCGTTCGAGTGCTTCGATAACGGGTCCGTTATGCCATACTGTGGCACCATTAACAAGACGGAAACCGCCAATAAGATCATCTTCATCTGTTTCTATTGTAATGTTTACTCTTATGAGTTCTCTCTTTTGTTGAGCACATGCTTGCTCTATAGAGAATGTCTTACCATTACCTGACAATCCAGTAATGAATGTAGGGTAAAAGATACCTGACTGAATAATCTTCTTGATGTCTTTGAAGTTACCGAATGGTACATAAGAATCTGATACCTCAGGTATAAGATTTCTTTCTTCAGTAACAACTTTCTCAAGTTGCTTTCTTGCTTCAGCAACAGTGAGTTGCCATTTACCTCTAGTAACCTTTTTAAACTCAGGGATCTTTTTAACCCTTTTTGCAATGCTCTGAAGTTGAACATTGAAATGGTCAGCAGCATTCTGAAACTGACTACTGCTGATCTCAGTGCCGAAATTCTCTTTGAAGTAAGAGATCAAATCACTGTTGGAAAATGTTGGTTGGAATGGCATGATTGTTTCCTTTAATATGAATTCATTATAATAGAATAATGGGAGGTAGGGAACCCCCCATGTGACACTTTATCAAGCGACCATATCTACGAAAGATGATAGCACTTTCTTATTAGTTGATTTTGCTTTTAAATTCTTTTTAAAAGCAGTACGGATTTGTGCTTTAGTAGCATCCTCCTTCACTTCAAAGTCAGTATCCTGTTTCATAGTAGTTGCAGCAAGACCATAGAGTATGCTGTAACCTGTTGGTTTCATTATGCATGACTTATTCTTACCCCATGATTTCCTAGACCTATCATCATACTCTTGGTTTTCAGTATAGGTGTAGTGGAAACTAGATACATCTCTACTCTCTACAATACGAATTCCTATTAGATTAACATTAGGAAAATTGTCTGTGATGTTCTCTAGTAAGGTTTTAGTTACACTACTCTTCCAATTCCAATCAGTGCAAGGTGCATACACTCTACCAATCTTCTTATCACGTATCTGACAATGCTTATGTAAACCTTTTCTTCCCCAATACCACTGATCAGGTTCATAATGCTTTGCTTGCTTTTGTAAACGAGCAATCTGACATGATTCACCATCAGTCAATAGTACACAATTAACTTTAGCAACCTTATTCTTTTTAAAGAACTCAGGAATTATGTCACGTAAAGCAATTATAGTTTCATTAAGAGGTGTACCAGATAAGTTTAATCCGAATGGAATGAACTCATTATAATGGTAGTTACCTTGAAACACATTTGAAATCTTAAAGAGAGTAGAACAATCCTTTTCAAAATCCTTAGAGTTTCTAGTAGATGATAAGAAATTAAGTAGACGGAAGTTTGAATGTAAGTAAAGAGTATTCTCTGTCATATCCTGAACTTCTCTCAATCCACCCATTGCTGTTGGATCCTCTTGTCTCCATGGATGTGGACACTCATAAGTAAATCCATAAACTTCAAATGGTATATTAACTTTCTTACAGAACCAAACTAGATTTAATAATTGCTTTACTGTATCGTTTATGACATTATGCATTGATCCAGACCAATCTAATATAAAGATTAGTCCATGGTTCTTACCCTCAGGTAGAACAGTTATCTTCTTGAAAAGATCCTCGTTGAATTGATAAGTATGGAGTTTTTTAGTGTCGAGTACTCCAGTCCTAGAAGTAGCAGAACGAGAATAAGCATCTGCAGATTTTCTACATTCAAATTCTTTAACAAGATAGTTTACCCCCTTATTAGATTCTTTCTTATATTGTAGGTACTCTTGCTGCATTTGGTCATTATAGCTACGGAATGTAACTTTCCTTGTGTCGTATGAAGAATAAGTTCTCATCTCATTATCAGAACCCTCTTCCCAATACTTATGGATATAGTCACTAAGACCATCACATGGAATAATAATTCTATCAAGGTGTACCTTTGGAAACTCTAGGTATGTTGTTTCATGAACATCCTGATCAATTAGTTCCTGTTGGTGGTAGTCAAATGCTTCCTGTGTCTCAGATTTGAACTCATCTGTTCCTTCTTCTCCACCAGTAGGTGAATCAACTGGACTCTCTTCTGGTTCTTCACCTTCCTTAACGTCTTCTGTAGTGCCCTCAGAATCGCCTGTAGCGTCCTCTTTATCATCCTGACCATCTTCTGTATCAACTGACTCAACATTTCCACTTTCGGATTCAATATGAGAATTGGATTGTGGTAGTTTAATATCCAAGTTCATGTCTTTGTTTTCCTTAAGATGCTCACATACTTCCCAAGATAATTCTAAAACATCCTCAAATGTTTCTACATTCTTTATCTTGTCAACTATTACTTGCTCCTTCTCATTGAAATTAATTATTTCAAATGAACCTAATTTGAAGTAAAGATTGATACGATCTATGAAACTAACTTCCTCAAGATCTCTAGATTGAATCTCAAAGAAATCCTTTACATGTAACTCCTTATATCCTTTATAGAAACTCTTAGATAAACCTGCATATCTACGCTTCATCAACTTCTCTATTCTGGCATCCTCTACAACATTAACAAAGTCAGGTGGAACATTCTTATACTTGTCTTTCTTCCACTCTTCGTTTGGTGTGTATAGTGCATGACCAACCTCATGTCCAACAAGCATATCATATACATTGTCAGATGCATTCCACATAGGTAGAGTCAACACTCTAGTATCTACATTGAAACATGCAGTAGGAACCTGCTTATGCTCCACTATAAGATTCTCAGTGGCAAGCAGTTTAGCAAGATTGTCTTTGACCTCAAAGTTGTTCATGAGTGTTCCTCTAATATGAATTCATTATAATAAGAAACCCTCCGCTTGGGAGGGTTAAGTAGACGGTTTATTAACTGTCCACGTCGTTTTTTAGCAGCACGTAATGCTTGCGGCTTCAAGGTACGCTTTTGCTGCTTCTTAGAGTGATGTTGCCAGTTCGGAAGTTGTGCCATCGTACTGTTTGGGTTTAGAGAAGTTCTTTACCTTCTTGAACTCTATCACATTATCAAACTTATCGACAATCTGTTCCCCCTTATGTGAGATAACAAAAACATTGTTACCATCTGTGATATTGTAGAGGATCCTCATGAAGTCCATAGTACCATTGGTATCTAAGGAACTGTCAAAGATTTCATCAAGGATAAGAATGTTTGTATTGACTGAGTTCTTTAGTTTAGCAATCTCTCTCCATGTGAAAAGTAATGCTAGGTCTATCCTCATCTTCTCACCTTCAGAGAAGGAAGCATAAGAGAACTCATCTCTAAACCTTGACTTGATTGTTTCATTAAACATTTCATCGAGATTAAAGTTCACGTAGAACTCTAACTTCTGAAGGTATTTATTGATGAGTTCATTCATTACAGGTAAGTACTTCTTAATGATAGATGATTTAACTCCACCATCTTTAAGGAACTCTCCTACCATCTTAAGGTCTTCTTGTTTTATTATAACATCATTTCTCTGAACCTCTTTCTCTCTGCCCTGATCAATAATCTTTCTCAACTTATCTTTCTCTGCTTCTAAAGAATCATCATTATTTTCTATAGATTTAATTTCTTTCTCAATATCTTTAATCTTATTTGTTTTCCAATTTATATCATTAAGAGTTTGCTTAATCTTAACTTGAGAATCTTTAATTAAATTTTGAATATCAGTACGACTAGTCATCTCCTTATCAAGATTCTCCTGCTCAGTTGATATCTGACTAATTGCTTCATTCAATTTAGTAAGTTTATCTTCATCAGTAGTTACCATATCATCCTTAAGATCGGATCCTATATCCTGATGACAGGTAGGACATATCTTATTATTACTGAAGAACTTAATTTCTTTCTTAAGATCCTTTACCTTACTATTAAAGGTCACCCTAAAATCTCTCAACTTCTGTAACCTTTCAGAAGGATCTTCAGTATCTTCTAACTCAAGTGATAAACTATCAACCTCCCTCATATCAACTTCAACTTCATCTTGACATCTCTTTATTTCTTTCTGTAAATTCTCTATAGAATCATTCCAATGAGATACATTACTATCACTCTGCTTCTTTAGATCATCTATCAATGTCTTTTGAACCATAACCTTATCCTTCAATAAGGACATTGCATTTTCTACTTCAAATACCTGTTCCTTATTAACTTTAATCCTTTCCTTTAATATAAGATTCATTGTAGAGAATATTCTTATATCAAGTATGTCCTCAATAACATCTCTTCTACCTGGTGCAGATAATTGCATGAATGGAACAAAGGTACTTGAACCAAGTACTACTATCTGAGTAAATGATTTGTAATTCATCTTTAGAACATTCTGCTCTAACCATTTCTGTTGGTCATTAGTTGCAGATGCTTGATCTAAAAGAGTACCATCTTTATAGATTTCAAATACATTAGGTTTTATACCTCTTACAATCTTCCACGTTATCTTACCAATTATAAACTCTAACTCCACACGACAGTCACCACAGTTAATAGTATTAACTAACTGACTCTTATTAACTTTACGAAATGGTTTACTGAATAGTGAAAAGCACAATGCATCTAAGATAGTTGACTTACCAGCACCATTCTCTCCAACAATTAATGTTCTCTCGTGACCATTAAGATTTACTTCAGTAAAGTTATTTCCTGTACTCAGGAAGTTTTTCCATTTTATAGATTTAAATTCAATCATACCTTGGGTGGAATAACAATATCATCAGGGGTAACTATACAATATGTGTAACCGTTTTCTTCACATATGTTTATAGCAATTTCATCTTCAACTTCTATAATTTTCATATCTGGATAATCATCTGCCTTGAGTAATTCAGAATGTCTTTCAGCATCTTCCTCCTCAATAAAAAGATATAGCACATTATTATCCCCAACGTTTGGGGCATATGCACCTTCATCTTCTTTTCCTTTAACTGTAAGAATAAACATTATTCCAATTGAAGTGACTCGGAGTAGATAGAATTGACAATAGATTTTATACTATCTTTATTTTGATAATCAAGTTTATCAATATAGTTTTCTAAGAATGTCAATGTACCTTCCACTTCTATGTCACCAGTTGCTGGAAGTTGTTGTACGGTGTTGTCTATTATCTTTAACTCATGGATACCCACATTATAAAGACGTTCAATAAAATTGTCAAACTCACAATAGTTATCTTTCCTTTCAACTATAAGTTTAAGGAACTTATCCTTGTACTGTTCAACATTGATACACTCATAATCATTAAGTGAATCATCATAAAAGATCTTATCAAACATTTGATAAGGATTCTGAATAAATTTCAATCGTCTAGTTTTTTGATTGAATAAATGGAATCCTCTCGTCTCACCATAGTCATTCCAGTATACTTGATATGGATTACCAAGGTATGATATATTTCCATTACTTGATCTAGTATGGAAGTGCCCAGAGAATACCTTCTTAAACTTATCGAATCTTTCATAACTCAACCCATGATCCATAACGAATCCAGGATGTGCCTCGAACCCTTTAAGTTCTAGGTGACCCATACATATCTCTGCCTTAGTATTGTCTATCTCCTCAAAGGTTTCACCTTCGTTCTCAATACAAATCCAAGGAACAAAACAAATATCCAACCCCTCAATATTAAGAGTGGTTGGTTTCTCTATACAATGAATATTATCATAGTGATTTAAAAGTAAATCAACTGTATTAATGTTCAGTGTGTTTTTGTAATAAGCAGTATGGTTTCCCACCAAAGAGTAGACAGTGATGCCCATGTCGGCAAGTATGTCAAAATACTTTTCCTTCGCCCAACTGAGTGACCAGAAATCAATGTTCTTTCTGTTATCAAAGGTGTCTCCGAGATCCAACAGAGTTTTGATCTTATTCTTTTTAAGGTTCGGAAAGAATACGTCTGCATAAAATTTCTCCATGTAGTCATGAAAAATCTGACTACCTTTACGTAAACCAAAATGTTGATCAGTTATAATTCCAATCATTGACGGTATCTCTGCTCTAGTGATGTCTTAATACCTTCATACTCAGCAGTATTTCCATAAGCATCAGCAGCAAAGAGTTCATTATGACCTGATTTCTCAATCATTTTATTCTTTATATCAACCTGCTTCTTTTCCTTTTGAATCCTACGTAAAAAAGCGTAGTAAATTATTTGAGTAAAATAAGCAAATGGGTTTCTGGATTTGTTAGGATCAAAGTTATCAATATATGTAATACAATTTTCTATTCCATCTCCTATCATGTCATCTTTAAACATGTAGTTGACAAAGTTTGGTTTGTATGATAAATGCTGTGCTATCTTTAAAAAACATCCCCCTATGTATTCACCCACAGGAGGTTTCTTTAGTCCTTTAATCTGAGCAATTTCAACATTCTCCTTATAACGAATGATCGCTTCCAAGAACTCTTTATTGTTAACGTAATGTTCCTTACTTTTAGGCATTAAAACTATATTATTCTTGTCTGCCCATAATAGCATATTTTAGGGTACTTGACAAGTCCACCCGATCTGTGTATAATAACTGTGTCAACGGTTGAGAGACAAACTAAGCTTTATCTGGTTGATCTTTATTATAATCTAGACGAAAAACATTTTCAAGATATTCTCTCGCCACATCCACTGATCCAATCAGTCCCATATCTTCGTTCATCGGAATGCGACCTCTCTTTCTCCTATGGGGAATCGGAGGTCTTTTAGTATGTCCTCTTAACTTCTGCATTCTTTCATTAGCAGATATCTTAGCAAGAGTTGATTTATAAAAATTAGATACAGTCGGATTTAATTCTTTTATAGAAAGAAGATCCTCACCGTATATTGTAAAACTATTTTCTTGAGATACTTTCATCCAAGGTTTAATTCTTATTCCTTGAACTACACCAGGAATATCTACTTCCTCTATAGCAACTGGATTTTCAATAACAAGGTAATCGAGTTCTGGATCAGCTACTTTCACAAAGCACAGGACTTCCTCCTCACTTTTAAATTTAATACTAGCGTAAAATGGATCCATACTTACTGTTTTAATTTTACCTTTATAAGTTCATAATCGAAACTTTCTTGATTGTAAATTTTTACTCTCTCAAACAAATGACGTAGTGTATAATTTGGACTTCTCCCATCTTTGGTAGTATCATCAGCAATATCATAAAGAACTGCTACTGATTTGTTCTCACCTTTTCTGAGAACTCGACCAATTGACTGGAGGTTTCTAATACGGGACTTGCTAGGCGACGCAAAGATGATGTTGTGCAACCGCTTAATGTTAATGCCAGTACTGAAAGTACCATAAGATGCAACAATGATCGCATTGTCCTGCTCCTCAGTTATAGTACGAACTTCTTCTCTGTCTGTGGTTTCAACACCACCATGAACAAAGAATACCTTACGTCCATTAGATGCAGAACTATTTATCATCTCATAAAGTGGTTCTCCGTGTTTTTCTACGTAGTTGAATAGGACAAGTGTATTTCCCGTAAGGTCTAATGCAAGGTTCTTTATGAAATTATTTCTTTGAGGATGAGTTACTATCCAATCCATTTCATCCTGATAAGTATCAAACTCAGTATGTGGATGTTTGAGTGTAATAATTTTAATCTTTAACTTAGCGAGGTGACCTGCTTTGATTAACTCATTGGTATTAGTTACCTTATCATGAGGACCAAATAATCCCTCTAGTACTAACTTGTTTGTCTTACTACCATCTAGAGTACCAGTAAATCCAACACGATACTTTGCATGGTGTAACTTAGTAAGTATATCAGTCAGTGACTTTGCTTTAAATAGATGTGCTTCATCTCCTATTACTGCAGTAAATGGTTGAAACCATTTCTTAGATTGTTTATATACTGATTGCCATGTAGTTATAGTTACTGGTTTATCATTTACCTTTTCATGATTGGCATATATCTTGTGTACATGATCATCCACACACCACCCATAGGAAAAGAAGTCCTTATATAATTGTTCAACCAATGATGTAGTAGGTACAACAATCAATGTCTTCTGTCCTGACTCAAATAAAAACCTGACGATAGAATATATCATCAGAGATTTACCTGATCCTGTAGGTGATACTATTAACTTTCTTCTTTTCCGTAACGCTTCATATATTGCTTGATACTGATAACCTCTTACCTTTAATGAAGTAAACTTATCAACATACGTTTTAATACCTTGAGGTGATATGAGTTCATCCTCTGCATCAGGCATACCAAAATGTTCATTATCAACATAAGAATATTCGTATCCTCTTTCTTCACAAAATGTTTCTATGTACTGTCTAAGACCTGCATATATCTGACCAGTTGCTGGAGAGAACAAACGTATCTTACCATCCCAGTAACGTTTTCTATATGCACTCATAAACTTCGCCTCTGGCACTTCAAAGGTGAAGTGATCAGAAAGTTCGTAAGAGATATGAGGTGGAGTTTTTAGAAGAAGGTATACTTCGTTCTTCTTTTTAATAAGAACATCACTCATCTATACCTCTCGAATAACGTAACCAATCAATAGCATTCTTAATTTGGAATGACCGATTGTTAATGTTATTTAGAACTGACTTTAGAGTTTCCTCTAGTTTATCGTATAGATCTAGTGTTGCTTGTGCTTTAATTATTTCCTCATCTGCATTGAGGTATATCGGTACTTCATTCTTCATGATCTTTGCATCAGGTGCAATCTCTTCTCTTCCCATGAAGTAATGGTACTTATTCTTATAGAGTATATTGTACTCGTATTCTTTTTCTTTTTTAAGTAGTTGTATCCTTAGATATTTGTCCAACCACTTCGCATGAAGTATGGGTATTCTACGTGCCTCATCAAATAAGTCATCGCTCATTACAGCATCTTCACGCCATTCATCAATGAATTGCTGCTGTAGGGTCATAGTGTCAATTCTTTATCATTCTTATCGAGTAGTTTAAAGTATGTGTATTTGAAAGTGATGTCTGCAGTTAGATACTGGATGTCATTAGTGTCTACACTAAAGGGTAAACTTGTAATTCCTACAGGGAATGCATCGTATATTTTGACTACAGTTTGGGTGTTGAAACTACTGTTTAGTATCCTAAGAGTAAGATCCAACCTATCATAATCTGGTCCTTTGTGCTCCTTTGCTACCATTGTATTAGCAAACTCTCTCCACTGATCTGCTTTATGTGGATATGTAATTCCAGTCATCCAGTTGTGAACGATAGAATAGTTTCTTAAATCCTCATCAATAAGAACAGTTACCTGAAAATCCTCATAGTTTAATTTATCTCCACTTAGTTGGAAATCATTAAAAGGAGTTGCCTGTTGTGGACCACCCATTGATATACCAGGAATATTAGCTGAATTGCATTGGAATGATACCTCTTTAAACAAAGGTATATCCAATTGAAACGCTACTGGTGCTAAGAAGTTTGTATTGCTCACCATAAAAAAGGAGTCCTCCCCTAGTATTTAGACATAAAAAAAGAGACCCCGTAGGGTCTCTCTTAAAATATGTAATCCGAATTACATTAGGTTTGCAACAGATACTCTTCTGTAGTAAACGTTAGTACTGAGGTTAGCAGCAGCTTGTGGATCGGAGTTTGTAAGAGTTGAATCATATCCCTTAGCAAATGGGTTAAGAACTACGCCATAACGTGTCTTAAATCCGATGCGTGGCTGGAAGTCGTCTTGCCCGACACTACGTACCATCTGTAGAGGTACATAAGGACAATAGAACAGACCAGCATCATAAGGAGATGAACCCTTGTATCCGATAACGTAGTACTGATTACCTGAGTTACCTGAAGAGTTTGTACCACCACGTGTGATAGTAGCATAAGGGTCGATGTACACTCTGTAGCGTCCGTTAAGGATACCAGCGAAAGTATTACCTGTCTCATCAACTTGTAGACGGTTGTTACCTTCGATTGCAGGAGCGTAATCAAGAGCACCAGCCATGGCAAGTGCAGAAGCAACGTCTGCAGAGCACATGATCATGTTGCCTTTTCCACGACGAGTTTCACGTGCGATTGCGTTTGCGTCTCTTTCGATTTGGAAAAGAAGTCCCTTGAATTTCTCAACTGACCAACGACCATTTGAGTCAACGTCTAGGTCAAAGATACCAGCAGTAGCAGTGTCATGTTGTGCACCACGTTTTGCAGATTTGTAAATTGTACGAACAATCTCTCTGTTGATTTCAGCAAGGATCTCAGATGAGAGGATGTTAGCCAATTCTGACTCAGCATCAAGACCGTGAATTGCACGTAAATCTTGAGCAAGTTCAATACTGTACTCTGCTTTCAAAGCACGTGACTTAGCAGTAACCGAGATCTTCTCGATACTGAAGCCCATCTCTCTGAAATCAGGAGCAGAACCGTCACTATCTAATGCTTCAGAGTCCTGTGTGGACATTGGAGCACCATTGTCATAGTAACTCTGTGAGGTAGCTTCGTTAGAACCAGCAGCAAATGCGTCGTTAAGAACAGCAGGGTTGTCACCAGTTAGTGTTGGGCCAGCACCAGATACGTCGTTAGCACCACCAGTACCTGACTGATTTGGGTTAACTTCGTTGAAGAATGCTTCAGCATTACTTGTACCAGGACCATCATAACGTGCTCTCATTGCAAAGATTAGTCCAGTAGGACCACTCATTGGTTGAACACCAGCAAGGTCATATGCGACCAAGTTAGGCATTGCACGTCTAATCAAAGAGATTAGAACAGGGTCGAAACCAGCAACTGACTGATCTCCAGATGAACTAAAACCAGGATTTCCTGTAGAGCCTGGGTCTGTGTTCATTGTAGGAACTGCTTCAGATAGGATCTGACGTTCCTGATTAATTACTTTTTCTTGGTTCTCTAAGAGGATAGAGGTAACAGCTTTCTTGTAGTTATCTTCAATTTTTGGAAGATCACCGTGATCAAGAACAGGTGCCCACTTCTCTTGAAGAACCTTTGACATACCTAATGTCATTGTTTTTTTTCTCCGTAGATTAATAGGTTAATAATTTATTGCCATTGGGAGATTGCTTTTACATAAGCTGCCATAGGACCTTCTGCAGGTGCTGCGACATCTCCTGTAGCTACATCTTCCTTAGGTGTAGAAACTTTCTCTTTAGGGAAATAGTTTTCCTTAAGGGTATCTAGTTTCTCCTTAAAGGATTCCTCAGATTCAAACTCAACTGACTCAGCAAGTGAAGCAAGCTTCTCTGCCTGTGTCTGAGCTAGACCTTTGGATACTTCGGCTATTAATGACTCACGTGTGCGAGTATTAATTTGACCGTTGAGTGAGACGTTCTTCTCAAGTTGCTCATTGAGCTTCTCTTCCATTTCATCAAGTTTGTTAGTCATCTCTTCAAGAACATCATATTTATCTTCAGGGATTTGTACATAATTTTCTTCAAAAAGCTTCTTCATGCCATCCATGAAGGAGTTATACATTTCTAGTTTGATGCCTTTGTGGATTTCGATTTCATTCTCTTTTTTCCACTCTTCGGCAACATAAGAAAGGAACTTATCTGTTTTCTCTGAAAGTTCAGTTTTAGCTGCTTCCAATTCTTCAGATAATTTCTTTTCAAATTCTTCTTCTAACTTTTTCTTCTGCTCAGAGATCTTGCTCTTGATAGCAGCTTCAAAGATAGTTTTTGTTTTTGCTTTGAATTCCTCAGAGAGTTCTTCGCCAGTTAATAGAGCTTTAACATCGTCATCGACATTAAGTTCCTCTTCAACGACTTCTCCTTTGGTTTCAACTTCTTCTGCTTTAGTGATGCCAGCAGGTTTTCCCTCAGCTGCACCAGCATTTTTATTAACAGCATTTCCTTTGATTGCTGTTGTGCCTTTATTGGCAATTTTGGATGAGTTATCATCCTGCTTATAATTTTGGTTGGTCGGACCTCCCAAATCTTCAATCGAAGTATCTTGCGGAGCAGGGACGGAAACTTTTTCCATACCATCTGCTTTACCAGCACCATCAGTGACTTGGCGTTCAGAGATATTTTCTTCGACGAAGGTTTCAAATTTCTGGTCAACTGATGCTGACATATTAATACTCCTTAAAAACAATAGTATTGCATTCTGAATTTATTTATAAATTAAAGTCCTTTCAGGAACTGTTCAAATGCGGAAACCTTACGTTCCTGTAAGTTATATAGGGTAGCAGCATCAATTCCTTTCTTTATCGAAGAAATTTCCTGCTCTTTTAACAATCCATTATCCCAAACCCATTCCTTTCCTTCCATGATACCTTCTACGAAAGCATCAGGAGCAGATGGATCTGCAACAATGTCAGCAGCAGTTGCTAACTGATAGTCATCACGAACATAATTTGCACCGCCCATTTCTCTAAGAGAACCAACTCCCCTTGAAGAAACGCCTAATGATACACCCTCATCTAGGAGAGATTTTGCAATCTGACCCATTGGTGTATCTAAAAGTTTTGCTTTTCCTATAAAATTGTTTCCTTCTTTTACAAGTGATTCAATTTTATGTGAAGCTCTATCGAGGTTAACTGTTGGTCCTTCTGGATGTCCCAATTCACCCAAAGCACGATTCTTAGAAATGTTTTCTGTGGTATATCTATTGACTTCTCTTTCAAGAATATCTAATGGATACACTCTACCATTTCTATTTTTGA